ACTTGAAAGCAATCCACGGATTAGATGCCGAGTCTGAACTAGCAAACATTCTTTCTACTGAGATCCTTGCTGAAATCAACAGAGAAGTTGTACGTACTGTATACAGAGGTGCTAAACCTGGTGCTCAGGTTAACACAGCAAATGCAGGTGTATTTGACTTAGACGTTGACTCAAATGGAAGATGGTCTGTTGAGAAATTCAAAGGTCTTCTATTCCAGATCGAAAGAGATGCTAACGCAATCGCACTAGAGACTCGTAGAGGAAAGGGTAATGTAATCATCACTTCAAGTGATGTTGCTTCTGCTCTTGCTATGGCGGGTGTTCTAGACTACTCTTCAGGTATCAACCAAGCAGTTGGTGGACTTGGCGAGATTGATGACACAGGAAACACATTCGTTGGTACAATCAACGGAAGATTCAAAGTGTACATCGACCCTTACTCAGCAAACGTTTCAGCTGACCAGTACTATGTTGTTGGTTACAAAGGAACTAATGCTTATGACGCAGGATTATTCTACTGTCCTTATGTGCCTCTACAGATGTACAGAGCGATTGGTCAGGATACATTCCAGCCACGTATCGGGTTTAAAACTCGTTACGGAATGGTTCTTAACCCATTCGCTAAGGGACTTACAGCTCTTACAAACTCTGATCCACAGCATAGCTCCAACGTTGGTGCTAACGCTTACTACAGAAGAGTTAGAGTTGCTAACCTTATGTAATTCATATTACATATCTTTCAAAAGACTCCTTCGGGGGTCTTTTTTTTTGTGTCTAAATACTACTATGGCATCATTTACCCCTGAGAGCAAGAACTTTCTATCACCCGTTGGTTTTAAATTCCTTATAGAAAGGATACCTACGGTAGAATTTTTCTGTCAAACAGTTAACTTACCAGAAATTAGCATAGGTTCTAGACAAATAGAGACCAGAGTTAAAGCATACAATACACCAGGTGATAAGATGACCTTTGGTGATCTCAACCTAACGTTCTTAATCAACGAGAACATGGATAATTATTATGAGATCTACAAATGGATGAAAGGTTTATCTAATCCAAAAGAAGAAGAAGAGTTTTTTAATTACCTTGCGGGTGTTAAGAAAGAAGTTGGTAGACAAGAACCCTTCCGAAAAGCAACTACAGATGCTAGACTATTAGTATTAGACAGCAACTTTAATACTATCACTACCACAGTATTCATGGATGTATTTCCTGTATCACTCAGTGGTGTGAGGTTCTCAGCAGATCCTACTGACATTGACTACGTAACAGCAGATGTCACCTTCCAGTATACTCTATTAGAATTCGAGGATAACGACGGGAATAAAGTTTAATATATACTACAGAAGAGATACAGTATGAATCTTGAAATGATTGAGAACCTCTGGAAAGAGGACTCTAAACTTGATGATGAAAAACTAGACCATGATTCCCTTGCTATACCAAGGAAACATGCTAAGTATCTACAGTTACTGAATCAAGTAACAGTGCTTAGAGATGAGCACGAATTAAAAATTAAGTCACTTTACCGTGAACTCTGGGAATTTTATACTGGAAAGTCAACCAAGCCATTTCCTACTAAACTTCTAAAAACAGACATCTCCATCTACATAGATGCGGATGAAAAATACCAGAAGGCTGTGTTTAAGCTGAAGTATTATAACCAGATGATTGATACTCTTAAGAGTATACTAACGGCTGTGAACAATCAATCGTTTCATATCAAGAACGCGATTGAGTTTGCCAAAATGCTGAAGGGTTACGATGTCTGATGTCCTTATCAAGAAGAAGAACGAAGTATATCTCACACTAGATTGCCCACCCCACGTACAATATGAATTGGCAGACGAGTTCACCTTCGAGGTGCCTCAAGCAAAATTTATGTCTGCCTACAAAAAGAGGTATTGGGATGGAAAAATCAAATTATTCAGTCCAGCTACAGGTGAAATATATGCTGGCTTGCTACCTTACGTTACAACTTTTCTACAGGAGCACGGATACCCATACAAATTCGTCAACAACGATGTCTATGGACTTCCAGAAGAAGTGGATGATCTTGTTACACCCTCTGGTGTCGGGGCATTCGTTAAGGGATTACAGTTACCTCACCAAGTAAGAGACTATCAGTACCAAGCAATCTATGAAGCGATGAGGTACAAGAGGAGACTCCTCCTGTCACCTACTGCGAGTGGTAAAAGTCTTATGATATATGCCCTCTGTAGGTACTTTGGTAAGAAAGACCTTAAAACGTTGATTGTAGTGCCTACTACGTCCCTTGTAGAGCAAATGTACAAGGACTTTCGAGACTATGGTTGGAACGCAAAACACCATTGCCACAAGGTATACGGTGGTGCGTCGCCATTTTCTGAGAAAGATGTTATAATAACTACATGGCAATCCATCTACAAACTACCGAAGAAATACTTTTCTGAGTTTGGTGCTGTCATTGGAGACGAAGCACATCAGTTTAAAGCAAAGTCTTTGACTGGCATCATGGGTAAATTACATGACTGTAAGTATAGAATAGGCTTTACTGGTACATTAGATGGGTTACAGACCAACCGATTGGTCTTAGAGGGTGTGTTTGGTACGTGTGCTAAGGTCACCAAGACTGAGAACCTTATCAAAGACGGACACCTATCTGAATTTGAGATCAAAGTCCTCATGTTAAAGCATGAGTATCAAGACTTTGACACCTATCAAGATGAGATGGAATACCTATGCTCCCACAAGGGTCGCAACAGGTTCATTCGTAACCTTGTATGTGATCTAGAGGGCAACACCCTAGTGTTGTTTAACTATGTTGAGAAGCACGGGATGCCACTTTTCGATTTGATAAATAATCATGTAGAAGATTCAAGACAGACCTTCCTAATCTACGGAGGAGTGGATACCGAAGACAGGGAGAAGGCAAGACGCATCGCTGAAACTACTAAAGACTCTATTATTGTGGCATCCTATGGCACTTTTAGTACTGGTATTAATATTAGGAACTTACACAACGTTGTCTTTGCGTCGCCAAGCAAGTCGAGGATAAGGAATTTACAGTCAATCGGACGTGTACTCCGTAAAGGAGATAACAAAACCAAAGCTGTACTATATGATATAGCAGATGACATCTCAAAAGGAGGTCGTCGTAACTATACTCTCAATCATCTGATTGAACGTGTTAAAATATACAATGAAGAATCATTCGATTATGAATTTATTGATGTCAACCTTAAAACAAAATAGATATGCCTGAAGAAGAATTCCTAGGAGCACTTAAAATAGTGACAGGTGAAGAAGTGCTGTCTAAAGTAACGTACGTTAACGATGAAAATGGAAACTATGTGGTTCTTGAGAACCCTATAGTGGTTGAAGAAATAACTATGGACTCTCGCGTGGGTGCAAAAGTATCCCCTTGGATGAAATTCTCTAAAGAAAGGTCATTCATAGTACCTATGGATAGAATAGTCACATGTGTAGAGTGTGACATGGAGGTATCAATGTTCTATGAGATGTCTGTGGAGAAAGTTTCCCCCGATGATATTAAAAAACCCCCTAGAGGTGAAGGTGACCTAGGGAGTGTGGAGGAATCTAGAGCAATTCTAGAGTCTATCTTTAAGAAGAAAAATAAATGGTCCTAATATGTCTCTGAACCTGCTACACAGTTAGTGTACACCTTTCAGAACGTGTTGTCAAGCTTGACGTGGACATCGTAACATAGTATACTGTAAGTAACCAAACTCATTGGTATGAAAAAGAAGTCAGAACACTACGTTAATAACAAGGAATTCCTTCTTGCCCTCGTCGATTTTAGGGCAGAATGTAAAATTGCTGAGGAGAATGGCGAACCCAAACCCCGCATCAATAATTACATAGGAGAATGTTTTCTTAAGATAGCAACTCACCTGTCATACAAACCTAACTTTGTCAACTATATGTTCAGAGAGGACATGATATGTGATGGGATAGAGAATTGTGTACAATACATAGGAAACTTTGATCCAAGCAAGTCAAGTAACCCTTTCGCATATTTTACACAGATAATATACTATGCTTTCTTACGTAGGATATCTAAAGAGAAGAGACAATTAGAGATAAAGAACAAGATCATAACAAAATCAGGGTATGATCAGCTATTCCATAGTGATGGAACTGATGATCACTCAGCAATGAACAGCATAAAGGAAAACGTACAGGTAAAATCAAATTGAACATAGCAATAATAACTGATCAGCACTTCGGTGCTAGGAAGTCTAGTCGACATTTTCATGACTACTTCCTTGACTTCTATGACAACGTATTTTTTCCATACCTAGAAGAGAATAATATTAAAATACTACTAGATTTAGGTGATACATTTGACAATCGTAAGAATGTAGACATCTGGTCAGTGGATTGGGCAAGAAATAATTACTTTAATCGTCTACAAAAAATGGGGGTCGAGGTTCATTCACTCGTGGGGAACCATACTGCCTATTATAAGGACACAAACAGCGTAAATACACTAGATAATTTCCTTGGTGAGTATGACAACGTACACATATATTCTGACCCAACACAGGTGATGATAGGTGACCTAGAAATACTCTTCATACCTTGGATAAATGCTGAAAATCAGGAGAATACCTATAGAATGATAGAAGAAACCACTGCTACTGTAGCGATGGGTCATCTAGAACTCAATGGGTTTGAAGCACACAAAGGATTTACCATGACACATGGTATAGATAAGAACCTTTTCTCTAAATTTGAGCAAGTTTTCAGTGGTCACTACCACACTAAGTCACATCATGGTAACTGTCACTACCTTGGTAATCCTTACCAGTTATACTGGAACGACTGGGGTGATGAGAGAGGGTTCCATGAGTACAATACGACCACAAAACAGAAGAAATTTATAGAAAATCCCTATCGTATCTTTGATAAAATATTTTATGATGAACGTAAGCTTCCTGATGCTAGACAGTATAAGGATAAGATGGTCAAAGTCATAGTAGAGAACAAGAAAGACACCCAAAAGTTTGAATATTTTATCTCTCAACTGTATGTCAATGGTGTGTCTGACATCAAGGTGGTAGAGGATTCCGCATACGAGTCTGAGTTGTCTGATGACCTAGATATAGAGAAGGAAGATACCCTAACTATCCTAGAAAACTATGTAAATGGCATGGAATACCACGATAAGGACGGTATCAAGACACTTCTAAAATCTCTTTACATCGAAGCACTGGAGCTTGTCTAATGTACATCTTAGCACTCAAAGGAAAAGAAAATCAGGGTGCTTATTCAGTCGAAAGGAACGGTTTAAAGACTCTTTACTTGTTTGTTGACAAAGACGACGCAATACGCTATGCTAGGTTATTGGAAGCAAACGACTACCCACTCCTAAGTGCGGTAGAAGTTGAAGAAGACGAGGCGATTGGTACTTGTAAACAGTATAATCACCCATATTATGTGGTCAAACCAGACCAAATAGTGATACCTCCTGATTTTTAATTTGTCTAATTATTATGATCGTATTTGAGAAAATTCGTTGGAAGAATTTCCTAGCAACAGGGAACGTTTTCAGCGAAGTTGACTTGATAGGTAGTCCTTCAACACTAATTGTTGGTTCCAACGGGGCAGGAAAAAGCACGATGCTTGATGCTATCTGCTTTGTCCTGTTCAAGAAACCTTTCCGTAAGATATCACAAGCACAACTAATCAACGCTGTCAATGAGAAGGAGATGTTGGTCTCTATTGAGTTCAAAATAGGGTCAACTCATTGGCAAGTGAACAGAGGAGTGAAGCCAAATATATTTGAAATTTTTAGAGACGGTACAGCACTCAATCAGGAGTCAAATCAACGAGATCAACAGGTCTGGTTGGAGCAATCTGTACTAAAATTAAACTATAAGTCATTCACACAGGTAGTGATACTAGGTAGCAGTACCTTCGTACCTTTCATGCAACTCACAGCACCCAATAGAAGGGAGGTTATAGAGGATTTGCTTGATATTAAGGTGTTTTCTACCATGAATGGCATCCTTAAGGAGAGAGCAAAAGGACTACGTGACAGCATAACACAAGCAACGTATGACCTTGACCTCATCAAGGAGAAAGTAGAGATACAACAGCGATTTATAGAGGATATTAAGGCAAATCAGAAGAAACAGAGGGAACTAAAGAGTACGGATATCCACACGTTACAGACTGAGGTAGACGTGCTAGAGGATAACATCATAAAAGCAGCAGAAACTGTAGATTTGCTCCAAAATGAGGCAGATTCCATAGGTGATGTGACCTCTAAGTTGAATGAACTGAAGGTGTACCAGTCTAAGTTCAATGACAAGAAGAAAACACTTAATAAGGAGATGAAATTCTATGAAGAAAACGATAGATGCCCAACTTGTAGCCAAACTATTACAGAACGAAGCAAAAAGACCCATCAACAGGGAATTAGCGACCAACTCAATCAAATTGAGAGTGCCACAGTGGATCTTAAACAGAAGCTTGAAGAGATCAAAGAGCAAGTATCACTAAAAGAAGGTAAAATCAAGGAAATTAGGGATGTTCAGAGTAATATTTCATCCGACACCAAGGAGATCAGGTGGAAGAAAAAATCTATGAAGAAGATAGAAGAAGAGATCAACGCACCTAACACAGATAACCTAAAAAGAGAGCAAAATAACCTAAAAACACTGGTAAAAGAGGGTCTAGTGGGAGAGACAGCACTCAAGGAAACTAAGAAGGTCAAAGAAAATTTTGATGTGTGTTCATCACTGCTCAAGGACACTGGAATCAAGTCTCAGATCATCAAAAAGTACCTTCCGATCATGAATCAACTGATTAATAAGTATCTTAACGAGTTAGATTTCTATGTGTCATTTGATCTTGATGAAAATTTTGAGGAGACTATAAAATCTAGGTTCAGAGACGAATTTTGCTACGCATCCTTCTCTGAAGGGGAGAAAATGAGGATAGATCTAGCACTTCTGTTCACATGGAGAACCATAGCTAAGATGAAGAACAGTGCCAACACTAATTTACTGATACTTGACGAGATATTTGACAGTTCTCTGGATATAGCAGGAACTTATGACTTTATGAAGATTCTGAGGTCATTTAATGATAGTACTAATGTATTCATCATCTCTCACAAGACTGATGTCTTACAGGATAAGTTTGAAAGGATACTCAGGGTAGAAAAGAAGCAAAACTTCTCTGTAATCAATGAAGAAAGCGGTATTTAACGTAATAACTCATCCTCTGACCGTCTGTAACCTAATCATAGTAGGGTCTCTCGTCATGATTGAAACATTTCACATAGGATATCATAATAGGGGGTTGACACAGTGCGATGGGTCTGTTATTATACAAGAGTCGGACGCGACTTGGGAGTGACTGAATAAACTTACTGGCAACCGCTAGTTAAGGTGATAATACAGAGGTGGTGCTCGCTACCGCAGGGTAGAACTATCTAACCAGATAGGTATTAGGCAATGACGTATTTACTACTGTAGTAATGCCCGTTATTTGTTGGTACACAGGAATCCAACCTCCCCCTTTACTAAATATTGAGGCAAACACACTTTCGGAGGTCGTTATGCGAGTTCCCAACTGGCAACATCATTCAAAGAAACCACAAAAGAGAACACTAAAGCCTCAGGCACTACGACAAGCACGTGCCAGATGCAGACAGTTGACAAAGTGTCTACTAAACCGTCCCAAGGGGCGGTTTTCTTATTATACTGTATAGTAT